TTGACCCTTACATAAAATCATATATAATAGAAAGATGGGCTGCTAGTGATAATGAGAGCACGTCGCCTTTGCACGGCGAAGGTCAGGGTTTGATTCCCTGGCGGTCCACCATCAACAACAAGGGTTATTATGACTGATATCAAGATTTTCTGGCACGTAAATGAACTAGGCGGTTGGAACCAAGTAATGGACCAACAATGGGACTTAATTGAAAAGTCTGGATTAGAAAAAGCTGCTAGTGAAATCAATATCTGTATGAATGGTCAACCTTGGACATTTGAAGCTTGGGATCAACAAAAGAACGCAAGCAAACTAAAAAAGAAAACTAAACTTATTAATGTTAATAAAGATGCAGCACTTCACGAATGGCCTACACTAACATATATGCATCAACAAGCAAAAGAAAACGGCATTAATAATCCTACACTTGGCAAGACACCATATTATATCTGCTATATTCATCTTAAAGGTTTACTACGTTGGGGCGACCCTAATGTAGGTGACTGGCGTGATTTTATGAATTGGGCAACGATTGAACAGTGGCGAGATAATGTTGAAGCACTTGATGAAGGTGCGCAAGTAGTCGGTACAAATTATAATACCGAACCATGGCCACATTTTGCTGGTAATTTCTGGTGGGCAAAGAGTGACTATATTGCAACTCTTGATCCGTTATTTCATCCAGAAGATAAACTTAACCGTGCCTTTACCCAATTCAAAGCGCACCCAACAAATCCACACTGGCGATTTGATCACGAAGCGTGGTTACATAGTAAGAACCCAGATTATGTAGAATTGACTCGCAGCTTAGAACCAGGCGAACGTCACTATCGTGAGCGTTATCCTCGTGAAAATTATGTTAAAGTGGATAGTTGAAATCAACTGTCCATTCTATTCTAACATCATTATCTAATTGAAATTTTAAATGACTTAAGTGTGATTCTATATAATTTCTTTCACTTAAAATAGTTAAAAGAAATGCGATTGCTGATTCTGTATTTTCAAAAAAATAATTTTTTACTTTCTTACTACCTGAGTTATTAAAATATTCAAGTGTAAATGCTATAATTTTATCTTGTTTTAGCAATTCTGCTTCAAACTCACCAGAATATTCGTCAGCGGCTTCGGCTATCTCTTTTGGCATAGAAAAATCTTTATTGTTGTCTAATGATATTAACGCTCTTGATATTTTTACAGCCATAAACATACTTATTATTTCCTTTATATGTCAAAAAATTGACAGAAAATACCTTAAAAATAATGCTTGACAAGCCTTAAATCTGTGTTATATTAAGTTATAGTCAATTGATGGAGAGCAAAATGGTCAGAGAAACTTGGTCTTTTTCCACGTATCTTGAAGAGATTTTCCTTCTCAGTGAAATTGCTGAAATTCCTGGTATTAAGGCAAAAACCACAGAACTTATCCGTGAAATGTGGGTAAAATTTCCTACGGAATGCGAAGATATTGGGCTTCGGGACGGGCTAAAAAATTAAAAAAACCCTTGACAACCCCAAAATATGTGATATATTTGTAATATAACCTGTTGATGGAGAAGACAGATGACTACTACAGTGCGTGTTAAGTCTGGTTCGTTTAATGGCATGCCAGTTGAAAACATGGTTTTTCCAATGTTGACCCCGTTTACCAAAGTTGGTCGTGGTGGTTATATTTCAGTTGACGGAACTGTGCCATTTAATCGTAAACGTTGCCGCATTGTTCTTGACGGCGCACATCAAATTGAATATACTAATGAGGAAGCACCTACAATGGCCCCAACTCTTGTTACGTCCAAGACCAAAGAAACCGATGAACAAATCATTGAGCGTATCGCAGAGCGGTTTTCTATTCTTGAAGATATGACCACTGCTGTCAAAGAAGGTGACGTTCGTGCTATGATCGTCGTTGGTCCTCCTGGCGTTGGTAAATCTTATGGTGTTCACAAGCGTCTCAATGAAGTTTCTGTCATTGATGAAGTCGCAGGTCGCAAGAAATATCAAGTTGTCAAGGGTGCCATGACTGCACTTGGTCTCTATGCCAAGCTGTATGAATATAGCGACAGCGGTTGCGTGTTGGTGTTTGACGATTGTGACAGCGTGTTGATGGACGAATTGTCACTCAACATTCTCAAGGCAGCACTTGACAGCGGCAAACGGCGTACTATTCACTGGAATGCCGATAGCAACCTGCTTAACAAGCAAGGCATCCCAAACCATTTTGATTTCAAAGGCGGTGTCATCTTTATCACCAACTTGAAATTTGACCATATCCGTTCTAAGAAACTGCAAGACCATCTTGAAGCTATGCAGTCACGTTGTCACTATATTGATTTGACCCTTGACACTGAACACGATAAATATCTTCGTATTCAACAAATCGCAAAGAGCGGTGAATTATTCCGTGATTACGATTTTGACGATGCCGCACAAGAAGAAATTCTTGAGTTCATGAAGGTCAATGCTCGTAAGTTCCGTGAGATGTCACTTCGCACGGCTCTTAAGTTGGCAGACCTCAAGAAGAGCGTTGGCAACCGTTGGCAGCGTGTTGCAGAAGTAACAGTAATGAGGAATGGGGCGCATTGAAAACATATGAAATAAAAGGTGTGGTGACTAGACCCCACACCCCCACACTTCAATTCAGTATCACGGTAAATGCAAATGATCAGGCAAGTGCTAAACGTCTAGTTGATTTGCAATATGGTTTTGGTGGTGGAAAGATAACCTACCAAAGAGTTTTAGAAATCCATCCTAAGAAATAAGCAGCGAGTTATCGCTGCTTTTTTATTGTAATTATTATAATAATGTATTATATTAAACTTAATGTTATGTAAAATTATTATTCACGATGAAGTAAACTGTAAACTTGAAGGACTTGACGTAGATACTCGCCGTAGGCTTGTGGCAAAGTTCAAGTATGAAGTTCCATATGCTCGTCATTTACCAAGTGTAAAGTTAGGGCGATGGGATGGAAAGGTTGCATATTTTCAACTTGGTGGTTCTACTTATATCAATCTACTTCCTGAAATTATTGAATACCTAAGTGATCGTAATTGGGAATTTGAAGTAGAAGATCATCGTGCAGCACGTGAACCATTTGAATTTACACAAGTAGATGGCAATACATTTGCTAACAGAACTTGGCCAAAGGGTCATCCAAATGCAGGACAACCTATTGTCTTGCGAGATTATCAAATTGATATTATCAATCAATTTTTAGGCGATACACAGTGTGTGCAAGAAGTTGCTACTGGCGCTGGTAAAACTATTATGACTGCAGCGTTAAGCCTTATGGTTGAGCCATATGGTCGTTCTATTGTTATTGTGCCTAGCAAAAGTCTTGTGTTACAAACAGAAGAAGATTATAAAAATCTTGGACTAGATGTTGGCGTTTATTTTGGTGAACGCAAAGAATTAGGTCGCACACATACTATTTGCACATGGCAGAGCCTTAATAGCCTTTATAAGAGTAGCAAAGGCACAGGCAATGAATGGACCACGATGCTTAATGTTGCAGCAATTATCGTCGATGAAGTTCACCAAGCAAAAGCAGAAGTTCTCAAAGCATTGCTTACAACAGAGTTTGCAGAAGTTCCTATTCGTTGGGGGTTGACTGGAACTATTCCAAAAGAAAAGTTTGAACAAGTAGCACTTCTCGTATCTATTGGCAAAGTTATAAGTCAACTTACTGCAAGCGAACTTCAAGAACGTGGTGTGCTTTCTAATTGCCATGTGAACATTGTGCAAACAGTTGAGCATAGTGATTTTAGAAATTATCAAGAAGAATTAAAATACTTAACAACTAATAAAGACCGTCTTGACCATATGGCAAACCTTCTTAAAGAAGTTATTAAAACAGGAAACACGCTTGTGCTAGTAGACCGCCGTGAATGTGGTGAAGAACTTGTTGCTAGACTGCCCAATAGTGTGTTTGTCCAAGGAGACATGAAAAATGCAAAACGTAAAGAACACTATGATGAAGTTGCTAATGTCAGTGATAAAATCATTGTTGCGACTTATGGAGTTGCTGCAGTTGGCATTAATGTTCCTCGTATTTTTAATCTTGTTCTTATTGAACCTGGCAAGTCATTCGTTCGTGTCATTCAGTCTATCGGTCGTGGCATTCGTAAGGCAGAAGACAAAGACTTTGTTCAAATCTGGGACTTAACTGCTGATTGTAAATTTGCCAAGCGACATCTTACTAAACGCAAACAATTTTATAAAGAAGCCAACTATCCATTTACGCAAGAAAAGAGTATTTATAAATGAAGATAGCAGTATGCGGTTGTTCATTTAGTGCAGTTAGTAATCTTCCCCAATACAAGGGAACTCATTGGAGCGAAGTTCTTGCTAATAAACTTGGCGCAGAATTGGTATCATATGCTCGTCAAGGAATTGGCAATAATGTAATTCGATTACAGATTGATGAAGCAATTGCTGCCAAAGCTGATTGGGTTTTTATCGCAAGCACTACCGAAGACCGTATTGAATTTCCAGTTGAGAAATTCATTAAGATTGAAGATGGTTCTCCTAATCACAGTGCTAAGGAAGAAAACCGCAATGGTTATCGTTGGGAAGATGGCTTAAAAAACTTTAATTACGGCGATGCTCATCCTTATCGCATGATTGCTGAAACAATGTTTTCAGTAATTGAGAACTATGACCACAATTATCGCATTGCTAAAGTAGACAAACATACACGCATGGCAATGGAAGGCTATGCCGCATTTCTTTATGATGCGCATTGGAAACGCCAAGTAGATAATTGGGTTTTGTTTAGTGGGTTATGGAAACTAGACGCACTTAAAATTCCATTTATTTTTAATCCTTGGAATACATATATTAAAAACAAAAGTTGGAATGAAGATTTTCCTCACGAGTTTACTCAAAAATATTTTGCGCCACCACAGTTTGCACTTGGTGCTTTTTGCGATAGCCATCCACTAACAGGGGCAGACCCTGGATATCATACGCACCCTGATGGTCAGGTTGCGATTGCCGAACTATATTATAATTTTGTTAAGGAAAGACAGTGAGAATTATTGCCAAACTCTTTTACCGTCAATCAACGACCAACTTTTTCCTTTTAAGGAATTAGATAATCCTTTATTTTTATTTTCTTTTTTACGAGGAGCCATCTTTCTACCTTTTAATGGGCTGTATCCTCGTTTAACACCTCTTTTAGATTTTGATATTTTTATTTTTTGTTCTTCACTCATAGGTTTATTTTTGTTCGACCCTCCGTTTCCACCTGAATCACCCCCATCTGTTAAATTATGCAATATACCAGTTCCATTATTTTTTCTACCATACCAACGAATCAGTCGTCGCTCTATTGCACACGCTCCGATATTTGTCAAATTTTTTTCAATTATTATTATTTTAGAAGAATCTTTTGGACACAGATCGTTATTATTTCGTCTTTTGTGCGGTTGAAATGCCCGCCGTCCTTTACCTTTACCAATATAGTATGGAGTATAATCTGTTCTTAAATATGCATACACATAATATTCAGTTGAATAAGTATTCAATGCTGTTGCTCCTTGAAAGCGATAGAGTCAGCAGATGTTGGAAGCATCGTGGCTGACATTATTATTTATTATTTGACAATATAAAATATTTTATATAAAGTTAAGTTAGTTTAAGGAGATATTACCATTCGTATACTTACAGTTGATAATACCGTATTTGAAATGAATAATTTACCAGAACAAGTCGATGATTTGCGTTTCTGCGTTTTAGATAATAGCAATCCACCAGAAGCAGATTATTATTTCTTGCCACTTGTATTTTTAGAAAGTTTTAATGATCCTGCACTAGTGTTAAAGATTGGTGAACACAGAATCATGATGCCATATAATTGGCGTATTCTTATTGGCGAAGCAGAGATTGGTGATTTAGAAACCTTGCCACTTACAAAACTTAATGACCGTGGATTCCAAGCATTTACGTTCAATCCATTAAGTTCATTCCGTGCAGCCTTTATGCCAATTGAAATTGAAGATGTCTATCAGGATGTGCGTTGGTATTTCCCAAAGCTTAAAAATGGTCAACTATTGTGCATTCCACTGAGCGATGGACCAAAGCCAGTTTGTGCCTATTTTGTTAAAGAAATCTCTCGTGCAAGCGAGACTATTGACATCCAAAATATAGTATAGTATAATATTACCATGAGCATTTTAGGACCAATACCAAAACGTTATTATACTGATGAGTATCTTGAATGGATGGCTATACTTAAAGCAATGGAAACAAATCCTACGCTTAAAGATGCCGCAGATCAGTTGCGTGTGTTGTATAAAATTAGTAAAGAAGCACAACCTGATGCAATACAAGAGTTGTCTGACGGTATGACCAATAGTATGCTTGAACATATAAACCTTGAAATATTAGAAACAATAACTGAAACGATGACAAATGGCAAACGTTAAAACACAAAACAGCGGTATCAGCACTCTTGATTATGATAGCGATAGGACCATTAGTCTACCCATTGGTCAAGCAAGATGGTTAGCAATTCTTCGTGCTACTGAAACCAATCCTACGCTTAAAGACCTTGCTGACCAAATGTATATAATTTACGAGATGAGTCAAGAAAAGCAAAAAGAAGAAGAACGGGATTTTATAGGTGGTTAACAAACTTGACATTGGCTATGAAATGGCACAGCTTGATTTGCGCAATCGACAGTTTTATGATGAACTTACCGATGAAGAACGCAAGAAGTTTTCTACCTATCTTATGTTGCGTTGGGGCAGTGTAGTCAACGGTATTCCAGAGTTGCAGCAATATTATTTGCAAGCAATGAACGAGCGTGTGAACAAGCGTTTCTTTGATATCAATAAGCATCCTAAATTACAATGGCTGCTATTGACTACTGTCTCTCCTAACATGGGCAAGCATCGCCATGAATGGATGGCATACAGTAGCAAGATTGCTAAGAACAAACGAGCACAGAAAATGTTAGAATTATATCCGCATATTAAGAGTGATGAAGCAGAACTTCTTTCTACTCAAATCAGTGATACTGATTATAAATCAATGTTAGTTGAACTTGGGTATAGCGATAAAGAAATTAAAGAGGCAATGAAATGACGATTAAAAATTCATCAACAAATGATTATAGAATAGCATCTCTACAAACAAATGACACCTTCGGTGGTCAACAATTGATGTTGAACTTTACATCTGAAATAATTGATTTGGTTACATGGTGGCAAGAATGGGGTCCAGTGTTCAAAAGCAAAGATGCAACCGTTATGGATTCACTTCAACATGCACGAACACTACATGAGATGACAAAATAACATGGACTTGCTAACTGTTGTTTATCGTGATGAGTTATATTTGCTTGAACATCAAGCATACAGTATGTCTTATTATTTTGGTGATGAAATACAAAACATATATGTTATATTAAATGATGATATGTTAACTCATGACGATATTGACGTAAGTTGGTATGGCGATCTTGGTTATAAAGTTCGTATATTTCATCGCAATGAGTTTGGTTATTATCCACAACCACATCTGAATGGTTGGTATACGCAACAAGTATGTAAGATACTTGGCACTGCACATGCAGAAAGTAAATGGTGCATGATACTTGATGCCAAAACATGGTTTATTCGTCCTTTTGAAACGAGTGAAATCTTTGACCAGTATAACCGTGCACGTTTTGCAATATGGGATATTCCACATAATTTTTGGGATCGTGGCATTGAATATCTTAAGAAGCATTATAATATACCACGCATTGATTGGTTAAGTCCTGCTGGTGTGCCATTTCTTGCCGATGTTAAGACAATGCGAGAAATGGTTTATGAAGAACCTGACTTTATAAATTGGTTTGAAAGCAATTGTGAGTTTCATACAAATGGTATAACTGAATTTCTTTGTTATAGTGCGTGGTTAACTAAACGTGGAAACTTTGATGATTTGTATAGCGGTGAACAAGTAATTGAAGTTGCTAATCTAGCAGATTATGATGTACCAAACTTTAATGTATGGTGGAAAAAAGTTCATCAAGAAAATACGCTTACTGCTAGTGTGCATCC